CCTTAGGGGTCTGTTCTGGTTTGTACGGATTTTTGTTGGGACGTGACTAATGGGTTGGAACTCAAGTAATAAAGACTTATCACCAAGTAGCGAGAAGTCAGTACTGAATGCAGGCGCTCCTGTCGCCTTCAACCCCAGCATGGTCAACAAGCCCTACAAAGACCATTGGGACATTGAGCGCGCTTACCGTGAAGGAACTCAGAAAGTTACTTGGGTGTTCCGTTGCATTGACGCCATTGCAGGAAACCAAGCACGCCTCCCAATCATTCTCCGCAAAGACAACTCCCCCTCTGGCGAAATCGTTAAATCCAAAAACCCTCTCCTTGACATTTTTAATACGAAGTCAAATGAAGGAGAAAACTCATTCATTTTCCGCTACAGGCTTTCGTCTCAACTATTGATGAGTAGCCGTGGCGTGTTCGTTGAGAAGGTGCGTGGACGTAACGGGCAAATCATCGCACTCCACCTGCTTCCACCCCAACACACAGCCCCAATCCCTCATCCGCGCAATTTTATTTCTGGATATGAAGTTGACATGCGCAATGGCACAAAGGTCACCCTCAAGCCAGACGATGTTGTATGGATACGCAGACCTCACCCGCTTGACCCGTACCTCTCCATCACACCGATGGAATCCGCTGGCATTGCTATTGAACTTGAAAACCTCTCCAAGTTGTACAACCGCAACTATCTCCTGAATGATGGTCGCCCCGGCGGACTCCTTGTTGTACGTGGTGAAATGGAAGACGACGACAAGGAAGAACTGCGCAATCGTTTTCGTGGAAACCTAAGCCGCACGGGGGCAACAACCGTTATCTCGTCTGATGATGGTGTTGATTTTGTAGATACATCCGCTTCCCCACGCGACGCCGCATACACACAGATGCGCCAAATCCAAAAAGAAGAAATCCTTGCGGCTTTTGGTGTTCCTGAATCAGTCATCGGAAACGCCGCAGGACGAACATTTTCCAATGCTTCAGAAGAACTTCGCGTCTTCTGGATGGAAACAATGCTTCCCCACCTTGAGCCTCTGGCGAGGGCTTTTGATGAACTAGATGAAAAGTACTACGTAGATTTTGATACGAGCAGCGTACCCATCTTGATTATCGCCAAGCAAGAGCGCGAGCGTTACCTTATGGATGAGTTCCAGCAGGGTCTCATCAGCATCAACGAATATCGCGATGGGACTGGCAAGAAAAAGGTTGATTCAGAGTTGGCAGACAGCCTGCTCTCCAACCCGAACCTCACCCCTGTTGCCAACACAGAAAAACCATTCAAGACTGAAGAACAGCAACCAGTTGACATGGTTGGCGTGCCGCAGGATGCGACTGGGCAAATGCAAATGCCACAGCAAGGCTTGCCGCAGCAATCGCCCCCAGCACCTGAGGGCGTTCCAGCCCCTGAGGCAGCACCAGTTAGCCCTGAAACAACAGCAGCGCCATTACCAGAAGGTCAGATGTCTGCAGAAGTCGGCGGGTTCCATGTTAAGTCGGCGGACATTAGTTATACCTACGACGACTATGACACTAAAGCGGAGCAAGATGCCGATAGGTGGACAGAGATTCTGGATAGAGCACTTGAACGAATGTTTGAACGCCAGCAGCGAGTAGTCCTTGAAAAGGCAACAGGCTCAAAGGCTCGCAAAGCAATATCTTCCAAGAAACTTGAGACCGAAATAGTCTTTGATGAAGAGACTTGGAACAAGCAACTTGAAGATGACATGCGTCCTGTCCTGAAAGCAATCGCAATGGAAAGCGTCGCCTCATCTGCACAGCAGGCAAATATGCCAGCCGATGTTGAGGAAGCCGACATTGAGAAGACTGTTGATGAACAAATTGAGCGCATGAAGAAGTCAAATAGCACGACAAAAGAAGAGATTGCTGCTGCAATTCTGATTGCCATGGCTCTCGGCGACGACGAGGACAGAATTGGTCTTCTACGTGCTGCTTTGACGGCAATCTTCGTGAATCTACTTGGCAAGCGCAAGCGCGTAATTGCTGAACTTGAGGCACAGACTTCACAAAATGCGGGTGTTTATTTCACTGGTAAGCGCTTAGGTGCAACAGATAAGACTTGGGTGACCCGAAAGGACAGTGCGGTACGCGCTGAACACAAGTTGCTCCACGGCAAAACAGTCCCATTGGGTGATGGGTTCATGGTAAACGATACGGTTCTTCGTTTCCCCGGCGACCCGCTCGCTCCACCGAGTTTGACAATCAACTGTCGCTGCAGACTGAGGTTCAATTAAATGATTGAAAAGTTGACAGACGAAACATTTTCCTCCGCAATCAAGTCGGGCGATGTAGTTGTTGATTTCTGGGCTCCATGGTGTGGACCTTGCAAAATGATGGAGCCAGTATTGGTGGATTTGTCGGAAAAGATGACAAACGTCAAGTTTTGCAAAGTAAATATTGACGATTACCCAAAACTACTGTCGTCAAACAACATTATGAGCATCCCTACACTCCTTGTGTTTAAAGACGGGAAACAGGTTGGCTCAATTGTTGGCGCTCTATCTTCAGCAAGCCTCACACAGAAGATAAATAAGTTTACTGAAAGTAGTTGAGCACTTTACGTAAAGGCGCGTAATCTAGTGCAATAGTTGCGTCGTCTGCGTTGTTATTTCGTTTATTGTTGTATCTATCGCGATACATCGGAGCAAGTAAATGTCACAAACACAGCAAACCACTGCTACTGAATTCAAAGCCATTGATAACGGACAAATCAATGTAGATGAGGCTCAGGGTATTGTTGAGTGCTTCGTTGCTGGCATCGGAAACAAAGACTCCGTCGGCGACATTTGTGCACCTGGCTGCTTTACTGAAAGCCTAAAGCGACGCAAGCCTCGCGTTGTATGGGGTCACAACTGGAACGAGCCAATCGGCAAAGTTCTAGATATTTACGAAGTGAACCCCAACGACCCACGCCTGCCAATGAAAATGAAGCGTGCAGGCATCGGCGGTCTTTATGCTCGCGTTCAGTTTAACCTGAAGTCGGAACGAGGCAAGCAGGCATTCCTTGACGTCTCGTTCTTCGGTACAGAGCAAGAATGGTCAATCGGTTACAAAACACTTGACGCAGACTACGACTCACAACGGCAGGCAAACGTTCTCAAAGAAGTTGAACTCTACGAAGTAAGCCCTGTACTCCACGGCGCAAACCAACTTACAGGAACAATTTCAATCAAGGCTGACGAGCCGCTGCGCGACCCCAAGGGTGGTTTAACCGCTGCAGGACGACGTCACTTTAATGAAACTGAAGGCTCAAACCTCAAGCCCGGAGTTAAAGGTCCAGCCGATACGCCAGAAAAGATGCGTCGCAAGGGGTCTTTCCTAACTCGCTTCTTCACTAATCCGAGCGGACCCATGAAGGACGAAAAGGGTGAGCCAACCCGCCTCGCTCTATCTGCTGCCGCATGGGGCGAACCAGTACCACAAAATATGGAAGATGCTGCGACCCTTGCAGCAAAGGGTCGTCGCCTGCTTGACCGCTACAAGAACAGCCAAGATGAAAAGGGTTATGACGTGTCTCCTAACATTTATGACGCCGAAGACTCAGACTCCGATTATTCAGGTCCACGTGGGGAGGACGGCGGAGTGCCAGCAGCAAACCCTGCAATGGGCAGAATGGCGAATATTGCCAAAGCGCTAGCGATGCGTTTTGGTGGCGCTGTGCGTCTGCGTTCAGCCGACAAAAATATGGTCATTTTTGACCACCGCAAAGAAGGCGAAGAGCCTAAGACCATGCGTGTTTCGTACCATTTTGATGGCGACGAATTTATGTTTGGAGAAGCCGTACAGGTCAAGCCACAGATGGTTTACCTCCCTCAAAACGGTGCCGACAGAATCGGTCACCAAGAGGGCGAAAACCCGTTTGAGGAAAACTACGAGATGGACAAAAATCCAATGGTTCCATCAGGCGTCAAGCCCAAGTTTGAATCATGCAAGTGTGGGTGCATGGACGGCAAGCAGTCAGAAGACATGCTTGACATGGAAACCGAAGAAGAAATAAAGGCACCAGTACCTCCCGACGCCATCCCTCAGGAGCGATTCACTGGCGACGTTATGCGTGGCTACGGTCCACGTCGTGGGAACCTAGAGGCACTTTTGCGCTATTGGCGCCCAATCATGCGTCGCGAAGGCGGGTTCCGCCGATGCCGCGTAATTTTGGCAGACCATCCAGAGTTGTACCCGCTCAATAATATTTGTGCTTGGCTTCACCATGAGACAACTGGTCTCTGGCCGAACGAGGGATGCCATCACCCCGGTATGAAGAACTGCCGTCGCAAACTCCGTGGGGTTGTCAATGGCTCTATCTGGAACGACAGCGAGTGGAACGACCGCCTTGGCAAATTGAGAGACGGCAAGTCCATGGATGACATGGACGACATGGACGACCTCAAGATGATGCCCGCTCATCTTATTGAGGAAAAGGCAATGATTTACCTCAAGGAATTCCTTGACAACCAACAGGAATTCGTTAAGTTCATCGGCGAAGAATCAAACTGGGAACATTTTGGCGAGTCGGACGATGAAAAGGGTGGGCGCATGTTTGTTGTCCACGTCCGTCGTGACGATGATGACCATGGGGATTGTGGGTGCGGCTGCGGAGGAGCAGGAGCATGTGGAACCACAAAACCGATGATGGGCATGATGCAAGCAATGTCAGAGTTAGAGAAAACCCTTGAAGAAGACTTTGACATCAAGGCTGGGCGTGTCCTGAATAATCGCAACCTCAAAAAGTTGCAAGATGCCCTAACAATGCTCCAAGAAGTCATCCAGTCTGCTGGTAAGGGTGACGTAGAGGTCAAATACGACGTAGTCACCATTCCTGTAGCAGTTGACGAACTCTTTGCGGTCAAGTCACTTCTTGACCCAGTGATTGAGTATCACAATATCGTTACGCATGTTGACGAAGATGGAATTCATATGACTGGCTTGACAGCGACTGCGGAAGAAGCGATTAATGCCGCAGTTAATGTATACAAGTCTCCAAACAGGTAATATGGAGCAGAAGAATGAGTTATACTTCACAAAACGGATTACCTAAGAATTCAACAAAATACAGTTGCATGGTTTCGGGCGACAAGCGCATGGCACCGTGTTCTGGATGTACAAAACCAAGTGGCTGCTTAACCTCAACCATGCAATACAAGGAG